CGTTGCAGTAGTAATGATAGCATCTATGTTGCCCTGTTGTACTAGTTGGGCCCCATTTTAGATCACTAACTATGTTGCAATAACTAATATTTCTTACTTTTGTTGTACTACCCGGTGTGTAATAACCGGAATCTGGATGATTTCCTGTATGCGTTGTGTTTGATGGGTATATAAATCCACACACTAGATACCATTGATTCTGTGTTAGAATGCTTGTGCTAGAACATTCCCAATATGGATTACTTTTTTGACTTCCGTCGGACGTAGAAAATACACCACCATCCGAATTAGTACCAAGATAAAATGTTCCGCCACTGGTAGACGATGTTCTCCGAACCCATACAGAGAATCTGTAAAGTTTTGATCTATCGATAGCTAGGTAACTAGTATTCCATCCGCCATCGGCCTCATTGTTTCCGCTTGCCCGCGTTTCCCAAACAACACTCGTATTTCCCCAAGGATCTGTAGCTGATACTCTCGCGTTTTCAGTAGTGTCACCGTTTTGATTATAATACACGATACTCCCGGTTTGCCCTGCACGCCAATCAGTAGTGTCAATCAAAGATGGTCTAATAGACTCTGACTGTCTTAAAAGACCCCAATTTATATCGTTTGCATCGGCGCCCCAATCTTTAGCAAAGCTACCTGATGTAATTTTATATCCTAATGGTCGCGTCGAGATCTCCAACAATTCTAAGAGTTCAACACCCCAAACTCTCTCGTCTTGACGCAACAGTTCTGCCTCTTCAAAGGTAAGCATATAATGAGTGTTACGGCTCATTGGTCTTCTTTTTGCTAAAACAACAGCCCTATCTGGAATGTAAAGACTTCCCCCAGGAGTCTCCATGTCTTCGTAGAAACTTTCAAGATCTTCGTGATTGTAGAGAGTAACTATCCACTCTTTTAGCATTTAGGATGCCTCTATCTGTACTAGAGAAAGTGTAACTGTTACAGTTGACGTTCCTTCACCCTGATATGTTACTTTACACGGAATGTTAGTTGTTGGAGTCGTTTCATAATTATATCCGAAAACAGCAGGAGAGATTAAAACAGTTTCAGAACCACCTGTTACAACTTCAACAATAACTCCAGCATCTGGATCCGGATCTGTGTATTGATTTCTTGATGCATCTGCTGTTCTACTCGCACCATTTACATATAGTCTCACCCAAGCAGCTGCGCTAGTGGTGATAGCCATTAGAGAATATCCTTTGAACCCGGTAATATTTAGATCTGCAGTACTAAAGCTTGCTAAAGAAGAAGTTGTTCCGGCCACTGTTGTTCTAGCAGCCATGCCAGATCCACCTTCGCCTCCACTGGTACCTTGAATACCTTGCGGGCCAGTTATACCCTGAACCCCTTGAGACCCAGCCCCACCAGTACCCTGAATACCCTGAACACCTTGAGACCCAGCACCACCAGTACCCTGAATACCTTGGACGCCTTGATTTCCAGAAATGCCTTGGATGCCCTGTTCACCGGTAATACCTTGTTGACCGGTGATACCCTGAATACCTTGGACGCCTTGATTTCCAGAAATGCCTTGGATGCCCTGTTCACCGGTAATACCTTGTTGACCGGTGATACCCTGAATACCTTGGATACCTTGCGATGCAATTCCTTGCACACCCTGTAAATTTCCGGTGTGATAAACAGTATAATCGTTTATCTTTACACCATTTATACTTGGAACTCTAAAGTGGATTTCGTCATCTGCGTCATTTGTCATTTGTAGTGTAAGCTGTGTGGCTTCACCGGATGAAGCTGTAAGATACATAGATGCGGTATCACCGCCTCCACCAAACGCATCGTTAGGGAATCTTATTCCACTCGCACTAGCGTGAATTGTGTTAGTCGTATGCACAGTGCCATCTTCATTTATTCTAAAGATCGTATTTGTGCTATTAACAGTATCTATATAAGGGCGCGTGTTATTGTAGAAACCGAAATAATTACTAGCTTCTGTATTGTTATCATCTATAAAGAAGTGCATAGACTGTCTAGAATAAGCGGCCCAGGCGTTTTCTCTATCGGTCGGTTCGTCATAATCTGGATCTATTCTAAGACTCGCCTCACTCGCAGCTGCCCCAGAAGTACCTTGAATACCTTGAATACCTTGAATACCTTGACGACCTTGAATACCCTGAATACCTTGCGAACCCGATCCACCACCTCCAATTACGTATGTTTCAGAGTCGAATGAAGATCTCCAAACTGTAGTCCCGCTATCTGGGTTGTGATAGAACCTTCCAGGCTCAGAAATTTCACTAAACGGACTTACAACATCGGTAACATCTTGGTAATACGGAGCAGTTGACGATGGGCCGTAGACTCTGCCTGTCTCTACGTCATATACAAGACCATCGTCATCCGAAACACCGCCAAACGTCGCGTTCGTAAAAAACGACGATGCCTGACTATGGACCAAATAACCGTACTGTTTAGAGCCTTGGAATTTTGCCAAATATGCTGCACTAGTTAGATTAACTGTGAGTGCCGAGGCGCTAAGAAGAGTTGTGCTGCCGAATGCCGATGTTTTCGCGGTAATGCTATTCCCGCTTCTAACTATTTCTACTCTAGTAGATCCAAGCGCAGCCCAACCACCGGTTGCTGGAACCGAAGAAGACCCGTTACTAATAACAACTTGGTCAGATTGTAAAAGATTATAAACTAACGACCAAGTCCCGACCGCCGCGCCCGACCCTCCACCGGTTCTAATTGCTGATAGCGTATGTTCTCTATAGCCAGCTTGACCAAACGTTCCTTCGGTTGCGAATGCAATCACTACACCAATCGTGTCATTGTCACCAGCAGAGCTAGAAAGGTCAACCGTGTGAGTATACGTTAAGTATCTTTTCTCAGAAACAAACCCGGCTGCAGTTCCAGTATTCAATGAGCCAAGGATTCTTTGGTTGCCTGTGTCATAAGACCATTGCGACGGTCCTACGTCTGCAGCACTAGCTGGATATACTAGAGAAGAATTATGTGAAAACCTATACCAAGTGTTAAAGATTTCTTGTTGACTAACTACCGGTGGAGGACCGGTAAAGTAAGTAGGTAATTCACTCACATTAGTGATGATAGTTGGTTCTATGTTAAGAAGATCGTCGAATTCCGCGTTGTTTGTGCCGCTCTGTGAATTATATAAGACCTCGCCTTCTTGACCGATAGGCAGTGTTGAGCCTCCGCCTGCGCCAGCGTTACCTTGAACTCCTTGAATACCCTGTGAGGTTCCGGCTTGTCCTTGAAGACCCTGTTCTCCAGCACCCGTAATTCCTTGAATGCCAACACTTCCTTGAATACCTTGGATACCCTGTACACCTTGGTCTCCTGTACCTTGGATACCCTGAATACCTTGTCTACCCTGAATACCCTGAATACCTTGACGACCCTGAATACCTTGGATTCCTAGAATACCCTGAGTACCTTGTTCACCACGAATACCTTGGAAACCTTGCCTTCCTTGTACGCCTTGTGCGCCAGTCGTTCCTTGTCTTCCCTGAAAACCTACACTGCCTTGGACTCCTTGACGCCCTGTAGTACCTTGAGTACCTTGACGTCCTTGGACTCCTTGGCTGCCTTGTGTTCCCTGCGTTCCTTGCGTTCCTTGAATACCTTGTACACCTTGGTTTCCTTGAATACCCTGGATACCTTGACGACCCTGGATACCTTGAATACCCTGAATACCTTGACGACCCTGAATACCCTGAATGCCTTGGATACCTTGAATACCCTGGATACCTTGGATACCCTGTACGCCTTGAATACCTTGAATACCCTGAATACCCTGACGTCCTTGAGTACCTTGCATGCCCTGGATACCTTGACGACCCTGGCTACCTTGGATACCTTGAACACCTTGACGGCCCTGAATACCCTGGCGTCCCTGAACGCCCTGAATACCTTGGCGGCCTTGGGTTCCTTGCGTTCCTTGAATACCCTGAGTACCAAAGCCTCCCTGAACACCTTGCACACCTTGGCCTGGACCCCTTAGGCCTTGAATACCTTGTATGCCTTGATCTCCAATAGTTCCTTGCGATCCGGTATTTCCAGTACCTTGAATACCTTGAGGACCGACGCGACCCTGAACACCCTGAACACCCTGCTCGCCTTGAATACCTTGTCGGCCTTGTGTTCCCTGCGTTCCTTGCACGCCTTGGATACCTTGCGGCCCAACAACATTTCCTACATTTATCCACTCTCCGCCAGCATCAGGCGTGAACACCCACAAATCGAGCGTAGCTTCATCGATAACCGCTTCACCAGGAGTCGCACCAGGAAACGCAGATTCTAATATGATTTGCGGATCAAATGTTGGCGCTTGATTTACATCTTGAATAGAACCGAGTATTCTAAATGGACTTCCAACTGTACCTTGGATACCCTGAATACCCTGCTCGCCTTGAATACCCTGAACGCCTTGGATAGAAGTTCCTTGAATACCTTGGCGGCCTTGATTGCCTTGAATACCCATGTTTCCAATAATGCCTTGGAAACCCTGAGGTCCTTGCATACCTTGGTTACCCTGAATACCCTGTTCACCTTGAATACCCTGAATACCCTGTTCACCTTGAATACCTTGGATACCCTGAATACCTTGGCGTCCTTGGATACCTTGGATACCTTGAGGACCTACTATGTCACCAGTGTTAATCCATTCCGTACCATTCCATAACCATAACTCATTTAGCATTTCGTCAATAACGCCGTCCGACAAGTCCGGGCTGGCTATGGCAGGTCTTTGAGTTGGCGGTTGCCCATCGAGCGTCGGACCAAACGCTTCTCTTATTATTTCTTCTGGAGTTCTAGCAGGAAAATTAACATTTACGTCTTCGATAGATCCTATTATCCTAAACGGATCGCCAACCTTCCCTTGGATACCTTGGATACCCTGTAAACCTTGACTACCCTGGATGCCTTGACCACCTTCACCACCTTGGATACCCTGAACACCCTGTTCGCCCTGAATACCTTGAAGACCTTGGTGTCCGCCTCCACCCTGGATACCTTGAACGCCCTGATCCCCTTGAACACCTTGGTTGCCCTGAACGCCCTGAATACCTTGGAAACCTTGAATACCCTGTACACCTATATTACCAGCAACGCCTTGGTTACCTTGAATACCTTGAGTACCTTGGATACCCTGCAGTCCTTGTAGACCTTGAACTCCTTGAGTACCTTGGCTACCTTGAGTACCTAAGTTCCCTTGTACACCTTGAACCCCTTGAAAGCCCTGAATGCCTTGAAATCCACGGATACCTTGAATACCCTGCATACCTTGGAAACCTCGTGGACCTTGGATAGGCCCAACATTTATCCAAACTCCGCCACCGGTATATGCCCAAAGCTCAACCTCGCGTGGTGGGACTGCCAGTTCTGCGCTATCTATTACGGTATCTCCAATTACCGCAGAAGGAAATTCAGAATTTAATAAACCGTTGGGATCTCCAGTGGCATATACATCGTCTACGGAGCCAATGATTTTGAGAGCTGGACCAAAATTTCCTTGAATGCCTTGGAAACCTTGGAAACCTTGATTGCCAGTAATTCCTTGAACTCCTTGAGTACCTTGGAAACCTTGCGATCCTTGAGTACCTTGGAAACCTTGAACGCCCTGCTGGCCGGTGATACCTTGGACACCTTGATTTGCAGTACCTTGGATACCTTGTATACCCTGTTCGCCTTGAATACCTTGGAAACCTTGGAATCCTTGAGTACCCTGCTCACCTTGAATACCCTGGATACCCTGAATACCTTGCTCACCTTGGATACCCTGCTCGCCTTGTACACCCTGGATACCTTGACCACCAACAAACCCTGCAGTACCCTGTGTACCTTGCTCGCCCGTGTTACCTTGAAGACCCTGAACACCTAAACCGCCGGTGCCTTGAATACCTTGGAAACCTTGCAGTCCTTGAAATCCCTGAAAACCCTGGATACCTTGCATACCCTGGACGCCTTGATCACCCTGAAGACCCTGAACGCCTTGAACACCCTGAACACCCTGCTCACCTTGGATACCCTGCATTCCTTGGAAGCCTTGAATACCTTGGAAACCACGGATACCTTGGATACCTTGATCTCCAGTACCCTGAACGCCCTGTTCACCAGTAACACCCTGAACGCCCTGTTCACCTTGGATACCCTGAACACCTTGCTCTCCAGTAGTACCCTGAACACCCTGTTCACCCATTATACCTTGTAAACCCTGAAAGCCAACTTCTCCGCGGCCGTCAATTCCTTGGATACCTTGCTCACCTTGGACACCTTGGATACCTTGGATACCCTGAATACCTTGGATACCCTGAATACCTTGAGTTCCTTGTATACCTTGAACGCCTTGAACACCCTGATAGCCCTGAATACCCTGGGTGCCTTGCCCATTCGTTCCAGGATTAAGTCTTAGCCAGATATTGGTCCCAGCGTTGTAAATAAACGTGGACCCGCCGATAACGTGAGTATCTCCATCAGATGGTGATGCAGGAAATGACATTATGATGTTCCTTCTGGGTCGTGTATGAAGACTTCAACAATTTGGCTGTCTTCTTCACGTGTTATAAAATATACATACATCATATATCAACCAATCACTTGGATCCATGCGGTGCCGACCCAAAGTAATAGCGTTCCTGTGCCAAAAACTGGTGAAGTATTAAACCACATATCACCAGTCTGTGGATCAACAGGTTCAACGTCAGAAACTGTAGTTCCAGCAGCATCTTCTATCTGACCTGACAGCAGAGCAAAGTTGTCGTCCATCTCGTCAAACGTAAGAGCAAATCCTTTATCGCGGCGTAAAGTTAAAACTGTCATGTAGTTTCACCATCGTCGCTGTAGTACAACCCAACATAGGCAACAAACTCGCCATTCGCAGAATCTCCTGGGTTTGGCACTACGTAATTGTCTTTCGTATACGCAAAGAGTTCATTTTCCTCTTCAGTAATATCATCGAAAACAAACTGATAACAAAGATTAATAAGACGCTGCTTTTCAACAGGATCTGTTTCCGCTGCTATCTGAGCTAGTAGCTGTCTATAATTTGGTTTAGTGCTCAATGTTTATCACCCAGCTAAAACTTTAGAAGATCCGGTTTGAGCTGCGTTTGGCACCCAGCTTCCATGGCCGCCGGTGCTATCTAATCTTCTGTGGACGCCTATTCCTTTTATGAAAACTTTGGAAGAACAACCAACGGCCGGATCTCCACAGGCAGTCTCATCACCTTGCACAATAGCCTTTCTTCCTTCAACAAATACTTTGTCTTGAAGGCTAGATACGTATGGAGTTTTGTGCTTTGGGTTAGGAGTAGGAGACGCATGACCGTAGTGTCGGTCTGTCCTATCTCTTACTATTCCTTTTCCTGCGCTCATAACACGAGTACCCCTTTTAGATATATTTATAAAGAAAAGGTATGCATCTTTCTTTTAATTATATTTATAAAGAAAAGAGGTACTCGCTTATAAGTTAGGCTGCTTCTAAAAATCGCTCTTTTGCGATTATGTATTCTTTTACAAGTCCTGAGCGAACTATGTCTTCGATTCCAAATCTAACTGTGTTAAAGGACTCTATGCTGTCTAGCACTTTTAGAAACGTTGAAAGACCGGATATATCAGCCCTGTTCTTAGACTGCTTTAGATCGTCTTGAGCTGTGTCTCCGCAGAATATAATCTTTGAAGATTCTCCCACGCGTGTAATGATAGTATCGAGCTCGTGATACGTCATAGACTGACATTCGTCAACGATGATGACAGAATTATCAAATGTAAGACCTCTTATATTCGAAGAAGTTGTAAACCTAATCATACTCTTTGTCTTAAGTATTTGATAAGCATCTCCTCTTTCGAATAGATCGTTTACTATGTCAACATATGGTGCTTCGAATATGGCCTCTTTCTGTTGTAGAGTGCCTGGAACAAATCCCTGTTCGCGCGTCTGAACTGCAGATCTTATAATGACGATTCTCTCGTACTCTCCTTTCTCTAACACGTCTTGTAGAGCAAGATATGTTGCGCACATAGTCTTACCTGTACCTGCTGTTCCGATGGCCGCGAGATTATACCCTTCTTTATAAGATTGAAATAGGTCAGATTGAGCTGGTGTTAGTGGTTTGATCTGACGCATTGAGAACTTTTGGTTCAGTATGCCGACCATATGGTCCACTTCTCTCTCTTGTCTAAGCTTCTCTCTTCTGGATAGTCTACGCTGTTTTATCGCCATGAAACCTCCTTATGACTTCTTAGGAGAATAGCATACTCCTAAAAATCATTAATTGTGTTATGTTTATGAATTTTTGCTTTTTTTAACACATCACGAAAATTATCATCTGGCCTGCGAATGCCGATGCGCACCGAGTCAACCGTTCCCGGAAATCTTGTAAATATTTGTTTGATATGAGAGTTAGCTTTTAGATACTCTTCAAGCTCAGAGTATCGCATTGTAGCTTCAAATTCTTCGTGCGTATCAGTGTCTCTAAAACTGTATACCGGCATCTATGCTCCTGTTAATAACAAAAAATGGCGGTCTTGCTAAGCAGACCGCCAAGTCATAATATGATCTGCTTACTGTTATTTATTACATCACAGGGCTTGATCTACAACGATTTCATATATTTCTTTCCACTTATTTACTCGAATAAAGTCGCCTTCATATTTAAGGTTATAGTCGTGGTTAATCACTATCGGCTTAAGACCAAGATCAGCTCCCATGATCGCATTCGAGACCTTGTCCTCGACCCAAAAAAGACCGGAGTCTTTGTATTCACGAAGGATCGGTTCTTTATCCTTGCTGGATGCCGTGCATACCAAGCGCTCCACTACACTATCACCAAAGACTCTGTTTAGGTTCTCTTGGCGAAGTTTATGAACGAGCGGATGAGTGCCAACTGCGGTGATGCAGTGGAATACAAAGCCATGTTCTTCGTGGAGTTTGCGAATGTACTTAATGGCATCTCGCAGAGGCGGGAGCTGACCCATATGAATACTCTCGTTAAAGAAGTTTACCATCTCGTCGGATCTTTCTTTGGAGATGCCGTATAGATCTTCTATCTCGTAGATGTCTGAGTCTTCCTCATTCTTTCGTTCATATCCGTGGCGCGACATCCAATTCATAAACGCACTCTTCCACAAAAGCATGCAGCCGTCAACGTCTGCGAGGATCACTTTTTCCATATTATTAATCGTCAACCTTTTCGTTAAATCTAGATAATTTTTCAGCGGACTTCTTGCGACGCTGGTCACGTCTACTCTGAAGTTTTCGATCCTTGTCACTAACGTCATCTTCCCACTCATCATCCCATTCTTCACGAAATTTCTTAAACGACTTAGCCATTTTGTTCCTCTTTTACTCCTTCGATAAGACCTGGGAACGCTTGTACGATAACATCGCGAGCAAGACCCGCGAGTGGTTTCTGAGCAATCATCTTGCAGAGTAGCTCAGCATCATTATTGTCGATATCCTCAAGTAGACTAATAAAGAGGTTCTCTCTCTTTACTTGATTAAGGTTATCATAACCGCCCCCTTCTACAAAGATACGAAGACGACGAGCTTCTTTTAGCAGCATACCCTCTACACCAATGTAGCTATTCTTTTTCCACGGCGGCGGAGTATTTGGAATAAGAAACTTTACGCTCTTATCGTAAGTAAACTTAAGAACTGTTCTGAGCGGCTGAGAGTCATTCTTTCGCAGCCAGTCAATCTTTTCTTGAACCGTTTTAAGCTCGGCTGCTTTGTTTACGATTTCGGATAGTGAGAGTATCATTAAAAATCCTGTAGGTCAGTGATGAGGTTTTTGAGTTTCTTTTCAACAAAATAGTTAAACAGTTGCGATCTTCCAACGTCTTTTTCTTTGCTGTATTCTTCTAGTATCTTAGTCTTATAGTTCTCAGGGATTTCTCCTAGATCAATCATCATCTTATTGCGATGGTAGTTTCTAAGAGTCGCTTCATCCATACTCTGCGGACCCTTTAAAAGGTCAGCAAGGCGCTTTGCAGTCATCATCTTTTGACGTTCGCCAATAGCAAGACAGTTATCAGCAGAGAGAATGTTTGGCACACCATCTCCCCCGTCACCTTTTAGAATATGTTCCATGAGGTATTTATCAGGATCCGAGTTTTGAACCCACTTCTTACGAACAGGATCGTACTGCTTTACGTTTGCATACTTGTGAAGTTGGATATAGTCCTTATCACCAGAAAGAATAAGGAATTGATCGTTACCGATATTTAGTTCTGTCCCAAACTCATGTACGACAGCTCCGATGATATCATCGGCTTCACAATGGTCGATATGAATTACTTTGTAGGGAAAGTGATCTTTGATCTCTGCACGGATCGTATTGATGATACGAAACAGCTCGTTCCAATCGAGTTCAGACTCTTCACGAGACTTGCGACGCGCAGCTTTGTAGTAAGGAAAGATTTCTCGACGCCATGAATTCTTGCCGTCGGCGCAGATTACGATTTCACCAAACTCTTGGTGAAACTTTTTTCGATTATAGCGCAGTGAGTTTAGGAACATGTGACGAAGCAGATTCTCGTCTACGTCAATGTTATGGTGGTTGCCGATGCCAGCAAATAGAGACGCTAGCATCACTTGGTTAAAGTCAATCAAAATTGGCATGTTATATGTTTCTCTTATATTTGGATCTTACAGATTAGATATTACTCTAGTAATTCACCAATGTCAATCATTTCTTTATCGATTTCTTCATTTTCTATAAATTCTTCTGCAAAGTCTTGCAGCGGGTGGTGAATGCCACTCGCTTGAAGATGCAACGAACGAATTGATTCTAAAAGAAGAATGATTGATGGATAGAACTTTTCCGTGTCTTCTTCAAATCTACAACCGGAACGAACCATCTCTACTAGAACAAGGTTCCAAAGACTCTCGGCAACATCGTTAGAAAAACTGGTTCTATATTCAGTTAGTTTTTCTGAAAGCTCCTCCAGAGACTGTGGTGGTGCGTCGAGCTTCATTTTAGGAAACTTTATGATTTCAGCCATTATCTAAACGCCTTAATAGATTGATCCAAGAACTCTTAAACCTATTTATACCATTCCTCGGCAATGCGTGCCGGTCTGAAGACGTGATTATGTTTAAAAAGTTCTCGTTGTTTCTTTGAGCTTCTAGAAGGTTCTTTGTCACGATGAACGCGATATTTACGTGTTCTTGAACATCCTCCGTGTATTCATACATGAGCGTAGCACTCGATGAAGTTTCTGGTAAGGCTGCATACGAAGGATGAATTACCAGGACGCCAGAACGAATTGCTTCTATCATTGCGATGCAAGATGTTTCTTGCCAGATCGAAGGAAAGAGAAAGATATGCGATTCCTTTAGTGCAGCAAGAACTTCGTCATTGCTCTTGGATCCATGATATGTGATCTTTGGATGAGCCTTTAACTTCTCAAAGAGTTGTTCGTATGGCTTATCTCTCTGTTCCCAACCATAGATCTTAAACGATGAGTATACATCTAGGTGAATGTTATCAAACTGTTTCGACAGCGCATCAAAGATAGGATATACGAGTTCCAATCCACGATGTGGAGTCGTATGATAGATGAAACGTATCTGATCCGTTCTCTTTTGAATCGGTTGATACTCAAGCTCGATCGCATTTGGAATCACCGTGCATCTCGAGTACGGAATACCATACACCGACACATACTGATCTCTCTGCCAATATGAAACGAAGACGAAGTGATCGAACATCTTCCACCCATCGTCTCTGAGAATCTTATTCTCAGGGTCCATAACAAGATCGTGACAGTAAAAGATATTCTTTACGGCTTTATGTATCTCACGAGGGCGAGAGAAGTGAATTGCAAAATTTTGTAGAAGTTCTTGTGGAACATTATTGAGCAGCCTCTCTCGCATCATCTCAGTGCCTCCACGAGCATTGCGAGAGAGGTTTGTATCTACAACGTTTCCTTTGTAAATGCAGCTCATTATTTTTCTACTGTACCAAACTCTTTAAGCGAGTCCCAACGGAAAGAACGCCATCCGTTTACTTCAACATCCCAGACTGCGAGCACGTCGTTGTTTGGAGCTTTCTTCTGAATTGCTTCTTCAAGGTCTACTTGAGCTGGTAGAAACTCTTCTGATAGAGTGCAGTGCATCACTCGAGTCTCTCCGTTTGCCTTTGTAAAGATGATCTTACAGATCGTTTCATTCAGTTTACGAATGATGTCGTCTCTATCCCATTCCATGTCTAAATCCTTACTGCATCACATAGAGTTTTTTGTAACGTTCCTTAGCAGGGCCGCCGTTCATATCGTTCATACGAACGCGAATAAACTTCTTATTCGTCTGCTCTTTGTTTGGGTTCTCGATAGTCAGCCAGGGATTTGAACCGTTCAACCATGCCTTTTGTTTATTCAGCATAGCGTCTGCGCCGGTTCTTTCTCTACGAATAGAGTTTAGAAGCTTGCGGTTTACGTTAGGACGCTCTCCGTTTGAAGTGTTGTTCGTCTTGGCCATAATATAATACTCCGTGTTTAGTATGTTTCAAGTTTTACGATGTTTAGATCTGACAGTATTTTAAAACTTAACGTTGTGAGATCTGCTTCTGGATTTAATCTTAATAGAGATACTAATCTATCTATGAATATGAGTTCTTTATCGTGTTTAGATGCAATACTTAAAGATTCGAACATCGTCTCTAGGTCGAATGGATTCTCGTAGAATATCCTAGGCGACGTCTTTTGTTTCTGCGTGTTCATTACATTCCTTTTCGTAAATATCGCTAAGAATTTCATGGAACTCATTGAGAGAACCATTGTTATGTACACGATAGGTGCGAATAGAAAATTCTTTTGGTAGTACGTGTTCTCTATCGATCTTTGTAGATTTTTGAATAATGTACTCTTTTTCGAGTCTTCCGTTAAAATATCGGCGGGAGTCTGAAGAGTAATCGCATCCATCTCGTGTCAGCTGAACCAGAACAATATTCTGTGTTCCAACTCTATTTATAAGAGGAATCAATTCTTCTTCAAAGCCACCGTCTGAGATGGCATAGTTCATTCCGTCCTCGATCTCTCGAGCCACGCAGACTCCAAAGATGTCCTTTCCTAGCGCCGGCTTTGTGATTTCTTCTGAGACGTAGATCATTGCTTCTCGTCGAGACATGTCTTCAAGAAGTTCTTCCGGCTGTTCCTTAACAGCCCGATCGTTATATCCATTCATAAACCATTCCTCGTCAACGTCGAAGAACGCGATTGTTTCTTTAAAGAGAGCGTGTTTAAAACTCAGATGTTTGAAGCCGCGGAGTTTAAAATACGCCGCGGCTTCGTCTTTGCCTGAACCGGGAGGACCGTTGAATATAATAATCAAGAGAATGCCTCGTCCCATTCTTTCGTGGTGATACCTGAGAGAATGAATTCGCGGTCAGTATCATTTAGGTAGGGCATGAGATCTTGGATGCTACCGTAGCCAGCCTGCCATGCTTCCATATCCTCTGGGTTGACCGGAATGTTACGAGTACGCTCGATACCAGTCAGAATGCTCTTACGCTTGATCAACATTTTCTCTCTCCTTCATGAAGCCTAGCTTTGCGATGTAG